TTAGATAATGATAATCTGGACAGTTTAGCTTTGCATTTTGTACTTGTGGCTGGATCTGATAATAGTTCTGGTTCATTACCAACCTCATGGAAGGCTAAATCTAATGCAGATAGAGGAGCAGGATTGACAGTAAATCTTGCAGCAACTGTTGGTAATACTTGGCAAATTACTGGAGTCCAGCTTGAAAAAGGCACAGTCGCAACCCAATTTGAGCATCGGCCCTATGGGACAGAGTTAGCGTTGTGTCAGAGGTATTATGAAGAGTTGAAATTACAAAATTTACTTACCCATCTTGTATCCGGTTATTCAAATCAACTTACGATTTACTATAAAGTAGAAAAAAGAGCTACACCAATTTTAAATAATCCTGTTTGTAGCAATTTTCAACCAGGAGGAAGCTCTGGAACAACGAGTGCTATATTAATATCTAAAAATTCAGCTACTCTTAATTCCGGCAGTAATGATACTTCTTTCCAAGTAAAATTCTATAATAGTGTTTTAACTCTCACTATAGAATCGGAACTATAACAATGAATGAAATGAATATTGAATCAGCAGTTTACTCTGTAGACCCTGAAGGAAACAACACTATCGTCCAAGCGACCATAGACGGCAACACCATGTCAGTCCCACTAGATCCTGCAAACCGTCACTATGCAGAAATACTGCGTCAAGTAGAAGCAGGTACACTGGTAATCCTACCCCCCGATGAACCGGAGACAACAGAATGAGTGGAAGTATTAAAGTAGGAGGCCACACTGTTTTTGTACACACTGGGGCCAGTGGAGCAGGAACCTTGTCTGTACAAGGTCAGAATGGGAATACACTGCTCACAGATGATGGGACTGCTGTTTCTTTTGGAAGCAATGTAAGACTCCCTGCCAGTGGTGGAATTAAAGATTCTAGTGGGAATAACATACTCACAGAGAGTGGTGGTAATGTTTCTATTGGAAATATTAAACTTCATGCCAATAGTGCAGTTAGAGATTCAAATGGAAATGCAATTATAACAGATGTTGCAGGTTCTGCGGTAGTTGCTCCTTCTGCTGGAGGTATCCCTCCAGGAGCCATTATGTCTTTTGCCATGAGTAGTGCTCCAAGTGGATGGGTTGTTTGCAATGGGGCAGAGTATGCGATTGCAGATTATGGGGATCTTCATACTGCGATAGGAACAACGTGGGGAGCTTTAACTAATGGCTCTGGTGGTGCAGGTTCAAGTCATTTTAGAGTGCCGGATTTGCGAGGTGAGTTTTTGCGTGGGTTTGATAATGGGCAAGGCAATGATCCAGATGCCGCAAGTAGAACAGGTGGGGATGCAATTGGGTCTAGCCAAGGCCATAATACTGCTTATCAGGCTACAAGAACTAACTCTCCTTATCAGAGTTCACATGATGATTATACTTTGTTTTTTACTAGCAGTGGTGCTACATGGGGTTCACACCCACAAATAACTATAGGAGTTAATTCCTATAGTTTTTATAGGGGGCCAACTAGTACTGGTTATGTTACTGAATTAGTAGTTGGTAGTGGAACTGATACTAGACCACGCAACAAATACGTTCAATACTGCATAAAGTACTAATTATGAAAATAGTGTACAACCAATCCAACGGATCAGAAGTTATTGCTTATCCAGATCCAAAGAATCCAGATAGAATTGCATTACCTGCAGGTTCCACAGAAATTGCACCTCCCACTTTTGACAAAAGCACCCATACTTGTGCCTTTGATGGAACCCAATGGGTAGTTACAGAAATTCCAGCACCAGATCCTGCACAAGAACCTATTCCTGCAATATCTCTATTGAGAATGCAAAGAGATTCCTTGTTGATGCAAAGTGATTGGAGAATGAATGAGGATTATCCTTATGCAGACAAAGAACAATGGAAGACTTATCGTCAAGCACTAAGGGATCTTCCAGCAAATGCAAGTCCTACTCTTGATGAGAATGGGATGTTGACCAACGTAACATGGCCTACTGAACCTGGAGCATAAGCATGGCAGGCAAGATTAAACTGGATGGAACCCAGTTCCTTGAAAAAGTAAACAATGAGTTTAAGATCACAAACTCAGAGCTAAAGCTCAAGAGTACTGGGAATACCATTGTGGACTCCAGTGGCAATGCAGTGGTTAGTGAGAGTGGAGGGAATGTTACACTGGGGAATGTAAGGTTACCTTCTAGTGGTGGGATCAAGGATAGCGCTGGGAATAATGTTATTACAGAGAGTGGTGGGACGGCTACTCTTAACAATATTTCAATGGGTTCGTCTATAATTCAACGCACTCGCAATTTAGACACTCGCTCAATTAAAAAAATCGAAGGTAGATACAGTTCTGGGAATGTTAATCGAAACCCATCTTTAATGCCTAGCGTTACTTATCATTCATTAAGTGGTATGTGTGCTAATAAAAATATTATTGTCAGGTACTATTTTTATATGCAATATGCAAATCATGCAGCTTTGCACATGGACTATTCGTGGGATAATTCAAACTGGACTTATTGGCCCACGGGGCCTGGTAGTGGTGGTACGGCTGGCGCTACATGGGGTAATGATTGGAATAAATACCCATTGGGCGGAATAGATTATCAACCAGATCTTAACGCTCGTTCTTATTTGATTATGACGGGTTATCTTGAAGATGCTAATCCATCCAATACAACTATCTATGTTCGGCCCTACTGGTGGTCTGAAAATAATACTGGGAGCATTTATTTAAACGGCAATCAAAATAATGGGGTTTATCATGGGATGGTCTTGACCAGTTACTGCGAAATCCTTTGTTATCAAGGATAAAAATGTATTCAGATGAAATTATTCAAATGGTTTTAAAGTCAAAAGGTGTTGATTTAAATCAATGTCGATTTACTTTTAAAAACTGGCAATGCCCAACGAATGAAGAAGAGTTTTTGAATAACATTGAATGGGTTGATTATGAGCCGGATTTGACATGGCAGGATGTTGTAGATCATGACAATCTGCTTGTTTCTCAAGAGCCCTTGAGATTGTTAAGAATCGAACGAGATCGGCTTTTAAAAGAAACAGACTGGATGGCAGTAGCAGATAGAACAATGACACAAGCACAAATTGACTACAGACAAGCCTTACGAGATCTTCCAGCAAACTCAACACCTTCTTTAGATGAGAATGGTCAACTAACTGGAGTAACGTGGCCTACGCCACCAGAGTAATTCAATGAAATACTTATTTATTGTCTCCTTACTATTTTTTGTTTTTGTTTCTTGTAGTGATTGGCCTACGAAGGACAATCAAGAAAATGAGGCCAACCCTATTGAAATCAATATTGATGTCTATAATGAGAATAGATTGGATGAGGCCCCAGACAATGACACAATGGATGTTAATGTAGATAGCAATAGTGAAAGCGATAGTAGTAGCGATAGTGATTCTAACAGCGAGTCCAGCAGTTCTAGTGATAATTCAACTTCTAGGTGGTTTTACCCAGTAGCTCTCTAATTTCTTAGCATGGTATTTATTATGGAAGACATGGTCACAATGATTGCTGATTTAGGCGGCACCGTAGGGTCATTAGTGGCCTGTTTTTGGTATATTAAGTACCAGTCAGACCTCTTTACAAAAAGAGAGGAGCGCTGGATGTCAAAGGATGATGTCAATGACGAGGCCCTTCGATCCTTGATGAAGGAGTCCAATAGTCAATTGATGGAAGTAATGAGAGAGACCAATAAGATTTTACAAGAGATGAAGGTGGCGTTGAGTGAACTAAAAGAAACCATACATGCAGAAGCCCTAAGAAAAGGATAAGATGGTAAATTTACAAAACATACGTTTTTCCTCCATATCCTCCAATTCTGCTAGTCCCACTCCATTTTTGGCCCCATCCAAGGATGGAGAAACCTTAATTATAAAGCAGATTCTTATTGCCAATACTACCAATACAGATGCCACCGCAACTGCACTGATTCGGCAAGCCTCTGTTATTCCTGGAGGTTCCAATGGGTCTGATGTTTATATCATTAAGGATATGCTGGTTCCTTCAAACACTTCCATAGAAGTTCTTGAAGGAGAATATCCAATTTCCAGATACTATCGACCAACCTATTTTGACTACCTGCAGGGATATGCTTCCGCATCTGGAATAGATGTAATCATTGTTTATTACAAGCAAGGGTGATTTATAATGGCAAAATACAAAGGAACTGCTGTCCAGACCCAAAAACAAGAATTTAAGCAGACCATTGAAATTGATACCATTGAAGGGAATTTAACAGTTACTGGGAATGTTGTCAGTTCATTGGCACCTGGTCATGCGACTCATTTAACCAATAAATCCTATGTAGACACCCAGGTTTCAAACTTGGTGGATTCTGCGCCAGAGTTATTGAACACATTAAATGAATTATCAGAAGCCTTAAATGATGATGAGAATTTTGCAACCACCATCAACAGTTCATTAGCACTCAAGGCACCACTGGCAAGTCCTACCTTTACAGGAGTAGTCACTATACCTACACCTACCAACAATACTGATGCAGCAACCAAGGCTTATGTAGACACAGGACTTGCATTGGGAGCCCCTTTGTCCAACCCAACTTTTACTGGAAGTGTAACCGTTCCAACCCCATCAGCAGACACAGATGCAGCAACTAAAGGCTATGTAGATGTAACCTCCACAGCAAAAGCCGCAGCCCTATCTATTGCATTAGGGTAAATGTCTGTGATAACTTACTAAAATTAGTAAGTTATTTTTAAGGAGGTGAATGGCCTTTCCAGATACAAACAATCCAGAAAAAGAATTATCTTATATTGATGAGATAAATAGGCTTAGAAACATCATTAGAGAGCAGTGTCGAGAGAACAATCTCTATGAGATCATCAGAAAAGATGCCTTCCAAATTGCATCCTCCCCCTTTCATCCCCCCAGTTGGACAACCAAAGAATATAGTGGCAAAAGCCAGGGAATTCCCACTCTTTTTCTAAGTGATTGGCATTGGGGAGAGGTCGTTGCTCCTTCAGAGATCAATTGGCAAAATGAATACAATCTAGAAATTGCTGCAAAACGGGCAAAACTCTGTTTTGAGGAATTTATTAGGGTTTATCATGAAAACACCAGAAGAGAATGGGATGGATTGGTGGTACTCCTTGGTGGAGACATGGTCTCTGGGGATATACATGAGGAGCTTGCCCAAACCAATGAATCCCCCACCCTTCCTACCGTCTTGGATTGCTCACAACACCTTTGCGCTGGGTTGGAATTCCTCTCAAGATTCTTTGAAAGAATCATGGTTTTTGGAGTGGTTGGCAATCATGGCAGATCCACAGAAACCAAAAGATACAAAAAAAGAGTAGTCACCAATTATGATTGGATGATTTATTCATTGCTAGAAAGGCATTTTCAGCATGATGAGTCTTTTTCTTTTTATATTCCAGACGGCAGTGATTGCTATTATCGTCTCTATGATACTAGGTATCTTTTGACACATGGTGATCAACTCGGTGGTAGAACCACTGATCCTATTATTGGAGCAATGGGAAGTATCTCAGGAGGTGATAAAAAAAGAAGACAAAGACAAATGGAAATGGGGAATCCCTATGATGTTTTGCTATGTGGACACTGGCACCAATTGGGAATGCTTCCCAAGAGGATCATCAATGGGAATTTAAAAGGTGTGGATGAATACAGCTATGGTCATGGATTTGTTCCAGAGAAACCTCAACAAGCCAGTTGGGTAACAGAACCTCAAAAAGGAATCACCTCTATGAATATCATTCATTGTGTTTAAGGATAGAAAAGTCAATCACCCTGCCTACCAAGGTAACCACAAAAAAAAGGAGAAGAAGCAATGG